GAAATGGATGAAGCTGATGAAATGGATGAAGCTGATGAAATGGATGAAGCTGATGAAATGGATGAAGCTGATGAAATGGATGAAGCTGATGAAATGGATGAAGCTGATGAAATGGATGAATCTTACAACTCAATCAAAGAGGCAAAAAAATTAGGAGTAAAAAAACCTAAAGGTGTTGGACTTGGTCATGGCCCTAAATTTTCTTATAAATCATCTGGTAAAGGTGGTTTTAAAGAAGATAAAAAAGAAGGACCCAAAACAATGGGAACTGGCAAGGCTAAATTCGAATACAAGAAAGGAGAAAATATGGAAGGAAAATCTAAAGTTATCAAAAAGGCAGAAACGAAAGAAGAAGCAAGAACTTTAGGAATGGGTAGTAATTTTAGAAAGGGTGGTTTACCAAAACCAAGAGCTCATTCTAATGCAAATACTGCTATCAAAAAAGAATCTGTTAATGCGGAAGTTACAATGTTAAGAGAAAAAAATGAAGAATATAGAAAAGCATTAAATGTTTTCAGAGAAAAACTTAATGAAGTTGCTATTTTCAATTCCAACTTAGCATATGCAACAAGATTGTTCACTGAACATTCTACAACTAAAAAAGAAAAAATTAATATTCTAAGAAGATTTGACAATGTTGAAACTTTAAAAGAATCTAAAAATCTTTACAAGTCATTAAAAGACGAGTTGGTAAAAACAGAATCAAAACCAATGAACGAGTCAGTAGAAGTTAAATTAAATAAACAAGTTTCTTCTGGTTCTTCAACAACCTTAATTGAATCAAAAACTTATGAGAATCCTCAATTCTTAAGAATGAAGGATTTAATGGGTAAATTAGGTTAATAAAATAAATAAAATAAAAAACAAATACTAAAAATGGGAGCATTATTAGAATCAGGTCTTGTTGGTAACATCGGTCTTAAGCACCTTAAAGTTATCAAAGAAGATACAATCAGCAAATGGGACAAATTAGGCTTTTTAGAAGGTCTTAAAGGTCACATGAGAGAAAACGTAGCACAATTATACGAAAACCAAGCATCATTCTTAATCAACGAAGCTTCATCTACATCTGATACAGGTGCATTTGAAACTGTTGTATTTCCAATCGTGAGAAGAGTTTTCTCAAAATTGTTAGCTAACGATATCGTTTCAGTACAAGCTATGAACTTACCAATCGGTAAATTATTCTACTTTGTACCAAATATTCAACAATATGAAGTAGGTGGTGGTCAAAACGACAACACTGGTATTCATTATTCACCTTTTGGAGCACCAAACGGTCCAGCATCACCTAACGCAGGTTATGACTATAACACTGGTAGAGACCTTTACGATAGATTCTACGAAGGTGCTGAACCAGCATTAGACCCTCCAGGTTTATATGACTATTCTAAAGGACAATTCAGTTCTATTACATCTGCAAACACTTCAGTTGTTACTGCACAATGGAATAGCACAACATTGAATTTAGAACCAGCAGCTTACGCATTAACTGATTACAGAAAAGTATTAGTTATCATGTCAGGTTTTGCATCTGATGGAGCTGGTAAGTTAATTGGTCCAGACGGTCAACCAATGGATACAGAATCTTTCTTAGCAGATTTAACAATCTACGGTGTTTCTACAAACACTACAACTGCAGGCGGTGGTCCTTACTTATTCAGAGTTGTAACTCAAAGATATGGTAAAGGTATCGTTCAATACGGTAACAACAACCAAACATTAGTATTCCCTAACTCATTAACTGATGGTGGTCAATATGACAACATCTGTGATGCACAAGGATTCATCTACTTAGAGGTTGATTTACAAGTACCAGTATGTATTACTTGTGGCGGTTCTATGGACGGTTACACAGGTTCTACATTCTCTTCTTCTACAGCGACTAACAACGCGTTCTCAGCTACTTATAGAATCTATAAGAACTTAGAATTTGAAGATAAAATTGGTGAGGTTTCATTTGACTTAATGTCAGTAACAGTTTCTGTAACTGAAAGAAAATTAAGAGCACAATGGTCTCCTGAAATGGCTCAAGACGTTGCGGCTTTCCACAACATCGACGCTGAAGCTGAATTAACAGCATTATTATCTGAGCAAGTTGCTGCTGAAATCGATAGAGAAATCTTGAGAGATTTAAGAAAAGGTGCAGCTTGGAATTTAAGATGGGATTACAACGGATGGAAGAGACTTGGTGGTCAGGCACAACCTTACACACAAAAAGACTGGAACCAAACGTTAATCACAGCAATCAACCAAATTTCTGCACAAATCCATAAGTCTACTTTAAGAGGTGGTGCTAACTGGATAGTTGTTTCTTCTGAAATCAGTGCTATCTTTGATGACTTGGAGTATTTCCACGTTTCAAATGCAGCTCCTGAGCAAGACCAATACAACATGGGTATTGAAAGAGTTGGTACATTAGCTGGTAGATACCAAGTTTACAGAGACCCTTACTTCCCACCAAACCAAGTGTTAATGGGTCACAAAGGTACTTCTTTGTTAGATACAGGTTACATCTACGCACCATACGTTCCATTACAACTTACTCCTACAATGTACAATCCGTTCAACTTCACACCAATCAAAGGTATCATGACTAGATACGCTAAGAAGATGGTGAACAACAGATTCTACGGTAGAATCACAGTTGATGGCGTAAGAACATTCGACTTAAAAGAATTGAGATAATCTATTCTTTAACGATACAAAAAGGGTCCTCAAAAGGGACCCTTTTTTATTTACAACAATTTATTGTAGAATATATTTATTATTAGATTTTAGTTTATCAGTCCCCAGCCATAATAAGCTGTTGAATATTCACGGATATAAAGGTATTGGTAACGTAGTCATAAGCTAATATAAAATTAAAAAAACATGAATTACGCAACACAAGTGGGCAAACCGACTGCGCACATCACAAAGAAAAAGTCACGTCTAAAGGTCTATAATGGCCACATTGTCTTCTTAAATGATAAAGACAATTTTGAATTTGAAATTCACAATCCTAAACAAAAATCGGTTCTCTGTAAGATTAAATTAAATGGTGAATACATTTCCACAAGTGGTGTTGTATTGAGACCAGGTCAGAGAGTGTTTTTAGAACGTTTCCTTGACTCAAATAACAAGTTTGAGTTCAGTACCTATAAAGTAAAAGACACGTCTGAAAACAGGTCTGCAATTGATTTAAATGGTGATGTATTAGTTGAGTTCTATGACGAACAATATATTAGTAATAATTTTTTATATGTAGGTAGTAATAGAACCATTTATGGTAGTCCAAGTACAACTATTAATCCGTATTATGGAACAACAATCAGTACTACTGGAGGAATGGGTTATTCAACAACCACATCAACCTTTAACACTTCAAATGCAACTTACACAAGTTCAATTAATACTGATGCGATAATGAAAGACCTTAAAGATAAAGGGTTATATTCTGAAAGAAAAAGTAAGAAATCCATTGAAACAGGTCGAGTAGAAAAAGGTGAACAATCAAATCAAACTTTTACTAACTCTTACGAACAATTTAATTATTACACATCCCATACAATTAAATTTAAGATTCAACCTAAAAGTTCAAAAAACATTAACGTTGATGAAATTAGACAATATTGTACTGAGTGTGGAACCAAGATGAAATCAAACTATAAGTTTTGTCCGTCTTGTGGGAACAAATTATAAATGAAAAAGGACCCCGTGAGGTCCTTTTTTTATTCTTCAGATTTAATTCCTTTATTTAAGATTCGTAAAGCTTTTGATATTAATTCACTTTCTTGTAAACTAAAAAGATTTGAGTTGTGTCCATATTGAAGTGCTTGCATAATATAGAAAAAAGACTGTTCAAAATCCATATTATCAATTAAAGAATCTACATCTTCAGTTTTATAAATTGCAATGTTTCCAAACAATAATTTAATTGGGGTTTTTTCATTTTCCATATTCATAATTTAACGATATTTATTATAAGTCAAATATATGAAAAGAAATAGAATAAATGAAGCTACGGGCTCTGGTGGAGCTGGTAAATTTAAAGTACCTATCGTGCTAGCACCTGAAATGTGGACTAAAGACCAATTGGGTCCATATGTAGAACCCGTGTATCAGTATACAAATGCAGAATTAGCCTATGAAGAAGCTGCAGGTGAATTTAAAGAAACACCTGAAAAAAGAGCTCAGATTGAAAAAAAAACAAGAAAAGTTGGAGCGTTAGACCAATATTTGAAACAATTCTACACAAACCAAAATGATGACGAGGGAAGTAATATTGGTGACCTTGAGGCTCCACAAGAACTTATTCAAAAAGCAAATGGTCCACTCAAAGAAGATTTAGCGGTTTGGTTCGGTACAAAGAAAAAACCAAAAGGAAGTAAACAACCTGCGGGTCCATGGGTTAATATATGTAGAAAGGTAGATGGAAAACATCCTCCTTGTGGTAGGTCACATGCTGAGGATAAAGCTTATCCAAAATGTAGAGCAGCGGGGGTTGCATCCAAAATGTCAGCATCTCAAAAAAAGTCGGCTTGTCAACAAAAAAGGAAGGCTGAAAAAACTCATTCAAAATCAGGTACAGGAAACAAACCTAAGATGGTTTCGTATAAACCAAGAACAGAGCAGTTAACTGATATTATCAGAAGAGTAATTAGAGAAAATATTAATTAAGTTTTTCTAAAATTGTTGTTAACGAATGTTGAATGTTAGTTCTAATTTCATCTTCTAAAGATTGTCTTTCAAATTCTAATACTTTATCAAAACTAGTAATAATTTCGTTGTAATCATTCGAATTTGATAAATACACTGAATAACTATAAACGTGATTGATAAGATTTATTGTATGTTGTTCAATAACAATAAACATATTTTTCTCTTCGTTCTTAACAAATCTTTTGTTCGAGATTGGTGCATAAGTTAATTTTGACTCAGGGTTATTAATTAACTTTTTACATATTTCTACGGTAATTTTTTCTTCTTCGGGAATAGGTGGAGTTGGGTCAAATTTTTCCTTTAGACTCAAATAAATTCTGAATAATAGACGGGGTATATACC